GGCCAGAAGGTGTGGGCGAGCTATGACAGGGAGGGTCTTCTCTACGAGAGCGGCATTGAGGCGCTCGATGGCACACGGCAAGAGACTACGCTTCACCATGCCCTTCCTGCGTCCGCGCTGGAGTGGACGTCCGAGGGCAACCTGCCCAGCACCATCGTCGGGCTGCCGCAGGGCGTGACCGACCTGCTGGGCTCTCTGTTCACCAAGACGGCGCCGGTCAAGCCTGCTCAGTGACGCGCCGGTCGAACACCGCGTCCTGAACTTCAGCCTTGAAGGTCAGGCGCGGGAAGACCGTGTCTTCCTCGACAGTACCCGCGGCGACGGTCGCGTAACTGATCGTCTCCGGCGCGCGCTGGCCCTCCCGGGCCAGCCGCATGATCGTCTGTTCGTAGTGATCCAGCGACCACGGCAGCGAGCACCAGCACACCACATGCCCGCCGAACTGCAGGTTCAATCCATGGCTAAAGGCCGCCGGGTGCGCGATCAGCACGCGCAGGCGGCCGCCATTCCAGTCCTCGACGGCCTTCGCCGCGACCTTGCGCGACGTGCCGCTGCCGAGCACCGGCGCGTCCGGGTAGCGCGCCTTCAGCGCCTCGAGCTGCTCGCGATAGTCGTACACGAGCAGCACCGGCGACGTCTGGGCATCGACGACCTCGCAGATCGCCCGCACCCGGAACATGTCAAGGCGGCGCCCTTCGCCGGTGTCGTCGTAGATGAAGCCGGCGCAGACCTGCCGCATCTTGTTCACGACCTGCGCGCGGCCGCCGGGCATCAGCAGCTCGCCCTCGATCTCGGCGACGCTCGCCTTGTCCAGCTCCTCGTAGATGCGCCGCAGGTCGGGCGGCAGGTGCACGGGCACCTTGACGTGGCGCACGGGCGGGGGCGCCCAGTTCTCTGGCGTCAGGATGAACGTCATGTCGGCGATGGCAGCCAGCGTCTTCTCGAGCGTCCCCTTGCGGCAGCGCCACACGTTCTCGGCCTGCTCCCACATGTTGGCCGCGCGCCAGCGCACCCAATCGCGGCCGAGCCTGCGCCCGTGATCGATCACGCGCGTCTGGCCGAACAGGTCTTCGGGGCCGTTCGGCACGGGAGAGCCTGTCAGGCCGATCCTGACCGTCATGTGCGCCGTGTGCTTCAGCACCGGCCGCCACTTCGCCGACGTCGGCCCCTTGAATTTAGACAGCTCGTCGATCACGAAGCAGTCGAACGCCTTGCTGTGCTTCTCGAGCAGGTCGATCAGGTTCTCGTGGTTCACCACGACGATCTCGGCGCCGCCGTGCACGGCCTCGTCGCGCTCGCGCGGCGTGCCCGTGGCGATGGCGATCTTGAGGTGCTGCAGGTGCTCCCACTTCTGGCCTTCCTGCTGCCATACCAGCTCGGCCACGCGCAGCGGCGCCGTGGTGAGCACGCGGCGCACGATGCCGTCGCGCAGCATCTCGCTCAGGGCCGTCAGCGTCACGACCGTCTTGCCAGCGCCGGGGCGCGCGAACACGAGGCTCTCGTTGCGTTCGTAAATGTGGGTGATTGCCTGCTCTTGGACAGGCCGCAAGGTCACGGGCATATGCGTTCAAAATCCGATACGTTATCGATGACGTGCACCGTGAAGCCTAGCGCACGCAACTTCTCGTGCCAAGCGGCCTGCAGCGGCGTCGGCTTCTTGCCCGGCGCCTTGAACTCGATGAACAGCACACGGCCGCCATGGGACAGCATGAGACGGTCTGGGACGCCGGGGTATCCCGGCACCTCGAGTTTCCAGAAGACATGCCCCCGCGCCTTGGCGATCTTGCGGCAGCGCGTTTCGATGTGTTTTTCCATGCTCGAACGTAACACGCTTGACCGAAACCCGCGATCGCGCCTAGCTTGCGACAACAGTGAGGAGACAGGATGCAGCACGCACCGTTTGGAAGCTCGACGGCTGACCGCGTCATGAATTGCCCGGGGTCCGTCGCCCTGACCGCGAAATCCCCCGAACCACCGCCGAGTGAATACGCTGCCAAGGGCAGCGCGCAGCACGCGCTGATCGAGCACCTGCTGCTCGAGGGCGGCGAGCCTGCCGACTTCATCGGCGCCGCGTTTTCCGGCGTCGAGATCGACGAGGAGCTGGCCGACGGCGTGGCCGTCGCGCTCAAGGCGGCCGACGAGCTGCTCGAGACGTACAACGGAGAGCAGCTGATCGAGCAGCGCCTCGTGATCGTGCCCGACGAGGTGTTCGGTACCGGCGACATCGTCGCGACGACGCGCGACGGCACGCGCGCCCTGATCGCCGACCACAAGTTCGGCTACATGGAAGTCGGCGCCGACAGCGCGCAGCTGAAGTTCCTCGCGGCGGCATTCCTCGTCGATCCCGCGATGGCCGACATCAGCAAGGATGTCGAGGAGTTCGAGCTGGCGATCATCCAGCCAGCGTTCGAGCCTGCGATGACGAAGACGACCGCGACACGCGCCGAGATCGAGGTGTTCCTGCGGAGCATCAAGCTGGCGCACTCGGCGACGAAGTCGCTGAACGCCGAGGTGGCGATGGGCGACTGGTGCAAGTGGTGCCGCGCCAAGGCGATCTGCCCGGCGCAGAAAAAGCTGTTCGCCGACCTGATCGACCTGAAGCTGCATCCCGACTGGTCGCCCGCGCAGCTGGCCGACATCCTCGAGAAGGCGAAGCAGGTCGAGAAGCTGATCGAGGACGTGAAGGATCGCGCCAAACACGAGCTGGCCAACGGCCGCCCGATCCCGGGCTGGCGCCTGAAGCCCGGCGCGATGCGCCTGACGTGGGCCATGGGCGCCAAGGATACCATCGCCGCCCTGCGCGGGCTCGGCCTGAAGGGCGACAAGGCCATCCAGCCGATCACGCCCGCCGCGGCCAAGAAGGCCCTGAAGATCGAAGAGCTTCCCGACGACCTCGTCGTGAAGAACACGAGCGCGCCATCGCTCGCTCGTGACACCGACGCCGCAGACGCTGTCCTGCCGGCGGCGGCCTTTGCAAAGGCAGCAGCACTCATGAAAGGAAACAGGTAAGATGAGCAACGCAATCAGTCTCTTTGCCAAGGGCGGCCTGCCGCCGGTGGACGTCAATGCCTACAAGCAGGCGGTGAAGGCGACCAGCGGGGCGCTGCGGAGCGCGACGGGAGGCATGCCCTTCCTGCGCCTGATGCGCGACGGCGAGTGGGTCTACGGCGCCGACAACACGGCGGTCGAGGAGAACAGCCTCTGGGCGATCAACACCTTCTCGATGTCCATCGGCTGGATCGCGTGGGGCGCCGAGGGCACCAAGCAGGAAGGCACCGTGCTGGGCGAGCAGATGACCCTGATCGGCGAGCCGCCGATCTCGGCCGGTTCGCTCCCTGACGTCGGCGCCGAGTGGACCTCGCAGGTCCAGTTCGACCTGATGTGCGCCACCGGCGAGGACAAGGGCACCATCGTCCGCTACAAGACGAATTCCGTCGGCGGCCGTCGTGCGTTCAGCGACCTGCTGCAGCTCGTGTCCAACGCGATGGACGACGGCAGCGGCAAGTGCATCCCCATCGCGGAGCTGTCGCAGGACAGCTACCCGCACAAGAAGTACGGCAAGATTTACACGCCGGTCTTCGACGTGAAGACGTGGGTCATGCCGGATGCGGAAGAGCTTGGGGGCGCGCCCGCCAAGCAGGCGGCTGAGGAGACGCCGAAGGCGGACGCGCAGCAGGCTGCCCCGGAGGGGACGGTTCGCCGTCGCCGCCAGCGGTAGCTGCAAGGGGGCGGGGGCGGCGCATGCCGCCCCCGACTTTTGTCAGGAGGATGGAATGGGATTGATATTGTCGCTCGATTACGAGACTTCATCGCCGCAAGACCTCACCGAGATCGGCGCCTACCGCTACGCCAAGACGGCCTCGATCATGTGCGCGGCCTACGCGCTCTACGAGGAGAACAAGTTCGACCCGAAGCAGGTGCGGCCGTGGCGCGCATGGACCGGCGAGGAGATGCCGGCGGACCTGTGCGATGCGCTGCGCGACCCGGCCATCCGCAAGTTCGCATGGAACGCCCAGTTCGAGCGCCTGATCACACGGCACGCCACGAAGGTCAAGGTGCCGCTCGAGCAGTGGTACTGCACGGCCGCGCGGGCGCGCGCGTCGGCGTATCCCGGCAAGCTCGATCTCTGCGCCAAGGCGCTTGCCATCCCGCAGCAGAAAGACTTGGCCGGCGGCAAGCTGATGAAGCGCCTGTCGGTTGACGGCGTCGGCACACCCGAGGAATACGAGCGCGTGATGCAGTACTGCATGCAGGACGTCGTCGTCGAGGCGACCATCGGCATGGTCGTGCGCGACCTCACCGCCGAGGAATGGCAGGACTACTGGGTCTGCGAGCGCATGAACGACCGCGGCATCCCGGTCGATGTCGAGCTGGCGCGCGCCGCGCAGCGTTACGCGACCGCCGAGGCGGCCGCCATCGCCAAGGAGCTGGAGGAGGTGACGGCCGGCGCCGTGACCAGTGCGAAGCAGTTCAAGCGCATCAAGGAATGGCTCAAGGAGCGCGCCCCGGAGCTGATGGAGCTGCTGCAGGACGAGGATGGCAAGGTGTCGCTCGACAAGTCCGGGCGCACGGCGGCGTTCGAGAGCGACCTGAACCTGTCGCCCGAGGTCGAGGAACTGCTGCACCTGATCGACGACGCCGGGCGCGCCAGCACGGCCAAGTATGCCGCCATCGAGGCGCGCACCGACGAAGACGAGCGCCTGCGCGGCGCGTACCTGTTCAACGGCGCTGGCCAGACCGGGCGCTTCTCGGCCGTCGGCTTCCAGCCGCACAACCTCGTGCGCGACAAGCTGGACAACGCACCCGGCGTGATCGACGCGGTGCTCATGGGCGCGCCGGCCAAGAAGGTCGAAGAGCTGTCGAACCAGAACATCCTGACGACGCTGGCGCGCATGCTGCGGCCGACGATCATCGCCGAGGAGGGTAATGTGCTGGTGTGGGCCGACTACTCGGCCATCGAGGCGCGCGCCCTGCCGTGGCTCTCGGACAACGTGTCAGCCAATGACCTGCTCGAGCTGTTCCGGCGCAACGAGGACGTCTACAAGTACGCCGCCGCAGATATCTACAGGGTTCCTGTGGATCAGGTGGATAAGGCGCAGCGCCAGATGGGCAAGATCGCCGTGCTCGCGCTCGGCTACCAAGGCGGCAAGAACGCCTTTCGCAAGATGGCGCGCGCCTACGGCCTGAAGATCGACGACGCGACGGCCGAGGAGATCAAGGTCGCGTGGCGCCATGCGAACCCATGGGCCAAGAAGTTCTGGGCCGACCTCGAGGGCGCCGCGATCCGCGCCGTGCGCCACCCCGGCGCCGTGCAGGAGGCCGGCCGCATCAAGTACCTGATGCACGGCGACATGTTGTACGCGCTGCTGCCGTGCGGCCGCCTGATCGCCTACCCGGAGGCGCAGCTCCTCACCGTCGAGGGCAAGTTCGGCCCCCAGACGCGGCTCACGGCGCTCAAGGCGTCGATGCACCCAAAGAAGGGCGAGAAGCAGTGGCCCCGGGTCGCGCTCTACGGCGGCCTGCTGGCCGAGAACGCCACGCAGGGCTTCTGCGCGTCGCTGCTGCGCGCCGCCGTGCGCCGGCTCGACGAGGCAGGCTGGCCCGTGGTGATGCACACGCACGACGAGGTGCTGCTCGAGATCAAGGAGGATGAACTGGAAGACGGCAAGCAGGCGATAACGGAGGCGATGCTCGCGCCGTTTTCGACGCTCCCGCTTGCCGTCGATGTTCAACACGGCTACAGCTACGACAAATAAGAGGCCGTCATGGAATTGGATACGTTTCTGGCGCACGTTTTCGGCGACGTGCCCGCGGGTGAAGTCATCGGCATCGTGCAGCGCGGCAAGGAAACGCGCGGCTGGATGCTGCAGGCGTACAAGAAGAACCGCACCAAGCTGCGCGCCGACGCGGCCAGCTACTATTGCATCTCGACCCTGAAGCGCCCGGAGGGCAACGAGCCCCTGCAGCGGTTCATGCAGAACATGGCACGCTGCTACGTCATCGTGCTCGACGACATCGGCACCAAGATTGCCACCGACAAGTTCGACGGCAAGCCGCTGCCGCACTACGTCATGGAGACGAGCCCGGGCAACCACCAGTACGGCCTGAAGTTCGCCGGCACGCTCGAGGAAGCGCAGGTGCTGATCGAGGCGATGATCGACGCGGGCTACAGCGATCCCGGCGCGCGCGATGTCCACCGGCTTGTGCGCCTGCCGGGCTCCCAGAATTTCAAGTATGAGCCGCCCTTCACGGCGCGCGTCGTCGAGGAGAACTGGGACCAGCCGGCGTGGACTTTCGCCGAACTGGTCGAGGAGTTCGGCCTCAAGCCGCGCGAGCCCGGCGCGCTGCGGAACACCAAGCGCACATGGAACGGCGATACCGGCGGCGACGTGATTCTGAAGTGGCTGGCCGAGACGGGCATGGTCCTCTCGGAGCCGAACAGCGAGGGCTGGGTGTTCATCGAGTGCCCGTGGGCCGACGAGCACACCGACGGCCGCCGCGATGCCAAGTATCAGGTCGGCAACGGCGCCACCGGGTCGTGGCATTGCTTCCACGCCGCCTGCCAGAGCCGCACGCAGAAAGACTTCACGCTCTACTGCAAGGCC